GGATTTTCCAATGTTGTTTCTACTCTTTCACCTGTAGGCATGTTTCCTGCTGTTTCTGATCCATAACTTTGCACTAATTGTTGTGACGGAGCAGCATTTTCCTGTTCTATTGTATTTTGATTATTTAACATTGGGGGCATTGCATCTGGCCCCATCTCTACAGCTGCAGGTGATGATTGTGGTGCATTTTCAGGTTGTATTTCTGGCATGCTTAAATTAGGATCCTGTTCTGGGTTTGGATCATTAGCTCTAAATAACTCTGTAAAAGATCCTTTGTACCCTTCACTATAAGCTTGTTTCATAAGCTGTATTTTTTCTTTACTAGTTAGAGGCATCTTTTTTAGTTTTTTGAGTTAATGCTTTTTCTTTTAATTTTAAATCTTTATCTTTTCTTTGTCCATCTGCTCTTGCTCCACCCATTTTCATTTCCTGCTCAGATTTAATTAATTGTTCTTTTGCTGTATTAGATCTTATTTTTTCTTCGTTAGCTCTTTGTTTAATAGAAAGATCTTTTTCTTTAAAAGATGCGTTTTTCATTTCCTTATCTAAATTAAATCGGTCAGACATTAATCTAGATTCAGCTGCAATTTTTGCAACTTGAATCTTAACGTTTCTATCTGCTTCTTTATTCATGTTTTCATTCTCTAACTCTTGGGCTTTTAATTGTGCATCTTGTTGTGCTTGTTGAGCCTGTGATTCTTGCTGAGCTTGAGCTAATTGTTGTTGAGCTTTTTCTGCATCTCTAATTTTATGTTTTATTTCTGTAAAGCTATCTGCATCTACCATTTCAGCAATAGTAGAAGCTGGCACCCCGTTTTGTACCATTGATTGTGACAATTGTTTAAGTGTATCTAATTTATCTTGATCTTTACCAGAATCAGAAACAAATATTCCATACTCAGCTTCTAAATGGTCCATAGCATCTACATCAAAAAATTCTGTAGTACCATCTGACATTACATACATTCCTTTTTTACCTGCAATCCAAGCTTCTTTAGAATAATCTAATAATGCTTGCATATCTCTTTGTTCTAGTCTAGCAAATTTTCTAAACAGATCTTCTGTAATATGTGATGATTGTACAATAGCTTGTTGCGAAGTTGCTTTACCTTCATACGCACCTACCTGTCCTTGTCTTTGTCTATTTACACCAGATACTTTTTCCCATTCTAACATTATAGATTCTAGTAATTGTATATATTGTGCAATAGTTTTAATAGACATATCAAGCACAGATTGATGTTGTGGAGATAATTGTATTCCTTCTTTATTATAATCTACCCACGCAATACCTGTACCTTCTACATAATACATAAACTTATCTAAGTCCCATTTCTTTGGGATCATGTTAATATCAAATTGTGCAATAATATCTTTTGATTTTGCAATTGATAATTCTAGTCTGTATTTGTAGATGTTATAATTTAATTGATATGGAATACCTAGTGATACTAAAGAAATATTTTTAGCATTAAGATCAGAATACTTTCTACCATTTATTGGGAGTTTGCATTTAGATGGGTTATCCATTGATGTTCTTTGATTTTCTACAGGTTGCATATTTACATACAATCTACCATCAATTCTAGTTCCTTCCCAAACTTCATTTACCCATTCATACTCTACTTTAGATCCTGTATCTTTCATTTCTTTAGGCATTCTGTAAGTTTCATCAACTTGCATCTCTTCTAAAGTCCCAGTTTCTGGATCAATGTAACTTAAAAATCCTATTCTTTTTCTACTCTTCCAATATACAGATACAACTTCAATTAATCTTTCTCTGTACATTTCTCTATCATCTGCTCTTGAACTAACTGTTAAGTATGAATCCATACTTGCATTTTCAGGTTCTTCTAAAGATAATATTTCTTCATCATTTAAATAATCTCTATAATAATCTATTATTGTAGATGCGTGTACATATTTTCTAACTAAAGCCCAATCCCCATCTTCTACAAAATCAAGATCTGGATCTTTATCATAATCTATATCTAAAGGATTTAATATATCATAAAATGGTTCATTATTACGAACCCCTCTCCAAGTATATACTTCTCCAGATATTAAATAATGAAACCAAGCTTTTTGAAACTTATCATAAATTTCTTGGTCTTGCATTATAAAATTTAAAGATTGTTGTCCTTTTAAAGCCCTGTTATCTACATATGTTTTGTCAAACATAGCTGCAATTTCAGCTGGAGCTTGTACTTCTTCGCTAGGAGATCCTGTTTCAATTCCTTGCTCATTTAATACATTGACAAATTGTTGTTGTAGATTTTTTACAATTAATTCTTGCTTTGCTTTTTCTTTTTGAGTAACAGCATCAGCATTTTGTACGGTAACGGTGTAATTAAGGGGTCTTTTAGACTTTTCACCTAAAAGCAGATCGATTATAGGCTTAATAATAGGATAGTTACGCATTTTAGAGGGGAAATTATCCCTAGTTTTACCGTAGGGTTTTAACACGTATCTGTAATCTGCATCATCAATTACACCGTTGTAATAGTCATATAGGCTCTTTAGCCAGTCACGCCTTTCGCTATAACCAGCTGTGGAAAGATCTATGTATGCCTCTACGCATGCTTCTCTCCATTTTTTATCTTTCTTTTTTATAGATAATTTTTGTTGTGGAATCTTATTAGAACCTAAATACATATACTATACTATTAACCTATCCACAAAAATAAGTAAAATTAAACACTTTTTCTATATCTATAAACATTTTTTAGTTTTCTTTATAATATAACACTAATAACGATTGTTATCAAACCATTCTGCAGATGCATTGTCTTCTAATATCTCTTTAACCTCAGAATTATACATTTCTCTGGTGTGGTACATCCCAACCATTAACGACATAGCACGGTCAAAATTACCTTTATGATTAAATTTAATTAGCTCTTGTAATAATGCTAAATCATATATTTTATGCATGTTTAATACTTGTGTCCCATCTTCATTTGTAGATCTAATAGTATTTAACCAATCTCTTATGTATATTTCACCTTGTCTTTTTCTAGCCTCTGTCATATGCATCCCATACTGACGTTTTACTTTTTTAGATCTTAAGTCTTTTTTATCTAACATTTCAAACTCTTCTTGTAGTCTATGTAGCTTTCTATGTCTACGTGCATATGCAATTACTTCACCACGATCATTCTCAAATCCTATTCTAGCATTATAATAATCTGCCAACATAAATAAATTTTTATTAAACTCGTCTTGTGAATGTGGACGTGCTACATAACTAGCAACTATCATATCATCTGGAGATGATATATTATTTACACGCTTTATAACATATGCAGATCCTAAAGAAGATGAATCTGCAGATTGAGATTGAGCATAAGGGTCATGACAAATAATATACATGTTTACAGGAACCTGCTGATCTATTGTTTTGTATGGGGGTTCATATATAGTTACACATCCCTCTAAATTATCTTCTTTTCTATGTGGGAATCTAAGTATAGGTCTTGCATCCCCATCTAACTTAAATTTAATTTCCCCATTATAGGCATAATATAAAGATCCATTATTACCCATAGCATGTAAATTATTTACTTTAACATTATTGTATTGTTCTTGCAAAGATGCAATATCAAATAAGTTAGATGATATTTGTAAAGTAGCTTCTCGTGGATTTAATGGGTGCTCTGCTATATATTGATCATAAGCTTTTGGATCATTTGTACCTTTTTTCTTATTTCTATTTTCTTCTTCAAATTCAACTGCTTCATGCTTTATACTATTACCATCTTTATCAATAAACCCTTCTAAGTTTTCATATATAGGAATAAAATAACCACATTGTGTACCTCCACCTCCAGCATCCCAAACATTATCAAATGCTAAGCAGTCATATGATTCTGGGTTATAAAATAACTCCTCCATTCCTGCAAAGTCTGAACCTTCTGTACCACCTGTCCCAAATGCCACCATAGTTCCTAAAGTTTTAGATCCTTGACGCATAGTTGGCATAGTAACTTCCCAAGCTTTTAATAATCCTGGAAAACTACCTGCCTCTTCAAAGAATATAAGCTCTCCAGCTTTACCCCTCACTTTATCAGGAGCGTCTTTCAGCGATACGCCCATTATTTGACTTTTCATCCCTAGCTCTACGTCCGCTCCGTTTACATTTTTCTTATATCCAGACACTTTAATCATTTCCCTATCTCTTAATCTAGGTTGTGTCCATGCTGTATTGTTATCTACAAAAGATAATATATCCCAAGCTTTTGATAACAATCCATCCCCAATCAAATATTCTTTTTGACTAGCAAATACAAAATTTTTACTATTTCTTATATGAAAATAGTTTCTAGCAAGCATAGCAGCAGCTTTGTAAGAATATCCCTTACGTCTAGCTTTTAAAACAATCATATGTTTGTTTTCTTTTCTTGCTCTATCTATAGAATTAAAATATTTCCAGTCACCATCGTAGAATGCTGGAAATGTTCTTTCTCTTCTTGCTATAATTGTACCATCTGGGAGTTCCTCATCGACAGATCTGTCAATAGGACAATAATTTAAGTAAAAATAATGATTTCCTGTAATAGATAAATCACCGTGGCTATAACCATACAAACACCTATGCCTTTCTTTATCCCAAAACTCATAATAATCTTTAGTGCCAGGAATAGCAAAAGTATAAGTCCCATTTTTAATAAAACTTAAAGCTGCAGGTCTAAGTTTGTCTGTGTTTTTAAGCATTTAGATTTTAGTTTATTTAATTCTGCACATTTTTCGTACTGTTCTAACTCTTCAAAATGATTAATTAATAATTCTAATGTACCCCCATCTCTACCATCACTGGATATAGGATCAAAAGGTAAAAAGAATTCTGTATAATCATCATTTTCTAACTCTAAATAAATATCATCTAATGTTTTTCTTTTTGTAACAATTAAAAAAGCATTGTCCATTGATTTATTGTAATCCTCTAAATCTTCTAGGAACTTCATCTGACTATCGTTTTCCTCCATCATACTCCACTGCATAGCCTTCCTCTATTAATTGATCATTCACACAAACTTTAGTTATAGTTTCTCTTCCAGAAAGTTTACTAATGTGTAATTTTCCTAAAACCCTGCCGTATTTTCCTATGTCTTGAGATTCTAATTCAAATTCATTAGCAGATCCTTCTAACATTTCTTTTAGTCTAGCTTTAGAAGCTAATCCCATCTTTTTTTCTGCTAAGTTTCTTGTTCTAGATTCTGGTGCATTAATACCAGACAATCTAATTCTTTTTTTGATCTTAATGTCAAATCCTAAATCTATTTCAGCGTCTATAGTATCACCATCAACTATTTTAACAACTGTTGCGTTATATGTATACATTTTTTTCTTTTTATTTCCACAATTCAAACCCGCAATTAAGAATCATAATTCTATGTTCTTTAATATCAAAGTTTAAATAAATTTCTAAGACGGTTAAAAAACCTAACCTTATTGTGAATTCAAAGATACTACTTTTTTTACGACTTTTCCAAGAGTTTATCCAATCTATTTTCATTACTGACTATATTTATTTGTTATTACGCCTCCTCTATTTTGATTTGCAGCTTGTTCTTCTTTCTTAACTAATTCTTCTAATTTAGATAAGCCAGATACTACATCACCCATCTTAGATAGGTTAGCAACTAAATCTTTAGCTGTAAAAATAGGTTTACCATTATCATCCATTAAAGTTAAATCTATATCTCTAAAATATTGTTCTAATTTAGTTACAGATAATCTTGCAGATTTTAATAGCTTAACAGCAGAGGTTTCTGCTAATTCTTTATACTTGTCACAAGCAGCATTTATTTTACTGCTTATTTTATGTTCTGTTTTAAAAATACTTTTTATTACTTCTTCCTTTCTTTTTTCTTCATCATAAACACAAAATGGGGAGTTATGATCGCACATAAAATATACATACGATAATTCTAAAATTGACAAACTTTTAAATTCTAAAATTGTCAATGCATACGCAGAAGGTATTACATTATTATTATCTATCGTTAGTAGATCCATTTTTTGTTAAGTATTTTAATCGATTTTTATTTACATGAAATTTACCAAAGTATGGTAATCTAATAGTTTTAAATTTACCTTCATCTATTATATTAGATACAAATTTAAATTGACACATTACAATATTTTCTATTGTTTGTAATGGAAGATTATATTTATTTGCTAGTTTCTGAATTATTATCTTTTTGTCCATTTTTTATTTTAGAATAAGTATCTTTTAGTTTATTTGGGTTTAAATCTTTAGCTGACAAATTACCATAACCACGTTCAGCATTTACTTTTTTAGCTACAAGTATTGCCGCTTTTTTATCTTTTAATTGTTGTTTTCTTTTTTCTTCTTCTTCTTTTTCGTCAAAATTCTTTTTTAACTCTAACGTAGCTTTATCCATAAATACAGGCTTCCATCTTTCTGGTTTATCAGGACATGTTGTTGTTTTCCATTTAGCTTTATGTTCTAATAAACAACCACACAACCCACATCTCATACTACTTTTAATTAAATGTGGACATGTATTACAAGCCTCTAATCTTTCTATATATACTTTATTAGATACATTTGGAGCACCTTCTTTAATATACTTTGTTAGTTCTCCTGCAAATGTTTTTGCCATTTGGAAAATACTAGGCGGCTTTGGTTCTTCTTTTTTACTCATATTGATCTACTTCTATTTTTAATAATTTACCATGTTTATCCTGCATAATTATAATAACATAAGGATAACATTGATATTCCATTATAACATAATTTTTATACAATATTGATTTCAATTTTTTTAATTTGAGGATTTAACATTTTATTAACTTCATACGATCCTTTATTAAATGTTAAAGCTCCCTTATCTTTTAATTTTTTAATATAATTATTTAAATCGTTAGGATCTTCAAATTGTAGTAATTTAGCTACATCATCTTTATTCTTTTTACTACACAAATTTTTTCTTTTAGCTGTTATATTTACTTTTATAAAAGCTGATATAACTTCTAATTCTTTATTTGTAAGATCAAATATTCCATTCCATATTTGTAATCTTTTATATATACTATTTGCTTTTATCTTTACTTTCATCTATTGTTAAATATATTATATATTCATTTTCTCCTATAAAACATTCTAAGTCCCATGTATTAGATATATTCTCACTTCCCCATTCGTGTAAACTTTCGTTAAAATCTCTAAGTGTATACATAAACTCTTCAAAACTACTTATTCTAAATTCTGTTTTTTTCATCCTTTTTTTGAATTACTGCTTTCCCATTTTGTATTACAATATTAGATCTTTTTGATTGTCTATTAAATTCATCAATATGGGTATTTATATCTTTTCTACTACAAATAAAAGATAAAAATACTTGTAATTCTTTTATACTATAAGCAGTGTTATCCTTTAATGTATCTAAATTAGTTTTTGATTCTACCAATTTATGATAATCTTTTAAGCTAATAGTAACAGTCCCTGTCATTTTATAGTTTACCTAAAATATTGTATTCTGGGACAATAATAAACTCTCCCTCATCTAAATGTAAGACACGAGCTTCTACTGTTGGATCTACCATTACAGTATCTCCTATTTCACAAAATTTACATTCAGGACCTTTAGCTACTACTTTTAATATATTCGTAGTTATAGCTCCTGCTGTTTTTGCGTCTAAAATAATTCCTGAATCTGTTACCTTCTTTGCTGGATTTGGGAGTAATAACCACTGACCATAAGGTTGAAATGTTGTTTTCTTTGCCATTTTATTATAAATTAGTTCTTTGCAAATATATAATAAAAATAATTATAAAAACAAATTATAAATGAAGTTTTTCATTTTTGGATATACCTCTCCCCTTAGAGATTAGTTTAATTTTGAATTTCTACTTACCGTTTTTAGCCTGCGTGGGTACATTTCTGTCAGCCTATAGTATTACTCCCACCTAAGTTTTATATCAAAACAATTTTTGGAATTATCGGGGACAACCGTGACTAATAAATTAGTTCGTAAACCCAACTTCTGACCCTATAACTACTTTCGCCCTCTAGGGTGATCTATGATTCCAGTACAATATTAAACAATTCCTGCAACAAATGCAAGTATTATTATTAATATATATAAATAATTTGAAATGTCTATTTTCATAATATTGCAATATACTAATCTAATGTTAAATCAATATTAAGGCCATATTAAAAAATAATTAAATTTTAAAAAAATTTTTTTCCTAAGAAAATCTGTGAGAGTGTGGGGGTATTAAGAACCGCACCCCATCAAGTTGTTGTATTAACAACAGCCCTGCGGGCTCTTAAATTATTTAATTATGTCAAACAAAACTAAATTATATGCTATTAAGTACAACGATGTAAACAACGTTGTAACACTTTGTGACCAACCACTAGGTGGTGGTACACAAGTAAATGTTCTTGGCGACACAGCTAAGCTGTTCGACCAAGATCTCAAACCTACAAGGTTTGCTTCTTATAAAATCTTAGATAGTGCAAGCACTACCGAAGAATTAAAGAAGAAGTTTTCTAAACCAATTGAACTCACAGAGCTCAAATGGGGAGAGCAGAAGGACGGCGTCCTCTACAATGTAGAGAAAGCCTAACCTTCAAGGGGGACTAACGTCCCCTTTTTTATTTATCGTGTGCGGATCTGATACTATTGGCGTGTATTGTGTGTGTATGTGCTTGCTAGCCATCACACGCATGATTTCACCGTGTATCATGTCCTGCACTTATTTACTTAATCATATAATATAACACTAATAGGTTGTGACTTACCACTAATTAAATTATGAAAACATTAAAGACAATCTTTAATCTTGCAAAATACTTTGTAGTCTTTGCACTTATGTTAATCCTTATATTAGGTGGTGCATATTTCTTTATATGGTCAATAATACTTTCATTTAAGTACATTGCTATATTCTTACTTGCATCAGTTGCATTTGGAATGGGAGCGTTTATGCTAAATACAGTAGTAGATTCATTAAACAAATGAGTCTATTCATAATATCAATATTGTTAGTAATGATATATGTAACATTGTATGAAGCATTATAGGGGTAGATCTGTTGTTAAGGTGATCTACCCTTATATTTATTTAACTTACTTAAACTTAGAACTTATGAACATTGTAAAAATAGAACCGTGTAAAGAGTGTGGCTCAAATCGTGGGCAATTAATGGAATTAAAGACAACAGTAGCTGACTGTATTAAATGTGGTCATTTATGTGATGTAGATACTGTTGTGTATGAATATGATGAAGCAGTTAATGATATTATAGAATGTCATGTTGCACATCAAGCAGAACAAAGAGAACTAACAGAATGGGAAGAACAACAACTGTTAGACTATGGCTATGTAAAATATAAACCTAAAAATAAATAGATATGGGAATGGATATATATGGGTTAAACCCAACAATAATAGGAGATAAACCAGAGTTTCCTGACAATTTTAGAAATTTATCAGATAAAGCACAAGATTATTACTGGGAGTTAGATAAAGAGTGGGAGGATAATAATCCTGGTTATTACTTTAGAGCTAATATATGGTCATGGCGTGTAATAAATGCAATATGTCATGCTGCAATAGAAAAGTTTAACTTGGATATTAGTACACATGGTTGGGAGAGTAACAGTGGATTTGGATCAGATGATAGCACAGAGTGTAATGTTCTTGCTGATGCTTTACAAGAATTTATAAAAGCTATGGAAGAAAATGATGTGAAAGAACTAGGTATTAATATGGGAATGTGGACAACTAAGAAAGATAACGGCTTTCAAGTTGAAGAGTTAGAAGAGAAAGATTTAAAAATACTAAATATATTATATGATGGAGTAATAGATGAGCTACCTGTTAAATATAAAACTGTTGCAGGTAAAGCTGTAGAGATATATCCAAGTCACAGTACTAATATAAACCATTTAAAAGAGTTCATTTTGTTTTTAAGAAACTGTAATGGATTTAAAATATTATGATAGAAACAGCAATTTACAGTCTATTAGTAGGGATAGCAATAGGCATGTATATAACAACACAAATAGATAAAAAGTTATGATGAATAAACTAAAATACTATATAATAGCGTGGTTGCAAGGGAGAAAAGCAGCCACGACATTTGCTATAGAAAGGCAAATTGGTGATTTAAAGAAATATGATCGTAGAAAAGAAAGGTCATGGATATATTGGAATAATAAAATAATGACACCATGGAATTAGATGCGATCAGTGAGTGCTGTGATGCACCAACAAACTCAGACACACCTATTTGTAGTGATTGCAAAGAGTGGTGTTCCTTTTATTACGAAGAAGATTTAGAATAAATACTAACATTTAAAAACCCTTAACACCATGTACAAAGTAAAATTTGAATGTGATTTACTAGGAGATCACACAGCAAATGTCCTAGATTTATGTGAAACAGATACAATCCAATTTAATAGTGCATTTGATGCAATTTTATTTATTGAGGATTGTACAAATGCAATAACTACGGTCGGGGAGATCATACCGTGGTTAGCCAAAAATGAGATATATTTTGAAGAAATGAGTCAACAAGCAAGACCATTCTCAGAAATATCTAAAGATGCAGGCAATATACATTTAATAACAAACACAAATGATTTCAAACAATTAATTAAATAACATTAAAAATAAGAATATTATGGAAAATAATCTTAATAGTGGATCAATAGAATCCCTACAACCAGGCCAAACATTATTGATTGGTGCAAGACAAGTAAACAATGGCAAGATTCAGTTAGAATTTGCAGAGAAAATATCTGCAAGTGATAAACCTGCTAATGCTTTATCTTTATTAAATGCTAGTGATAGCAGATTTAGCAGTGGTGCTAGAAGATCATGGACAACTGCAGAACCAGTTGATGCAACTAAAACATTTGGAGTAGATTTTTCTGAAGGAAATGAAAATTGGTACGACAGTGAAAGAGGTATGCAAATGGATCTTAATATCTTAAACCCATTTGTTGCTTTAAATGGAACAGACTACAGATTTAAAATGAGAATTGTAGAAGTTACATCTAAAGAAGCTAATGAGTGGGAACTAGATAACGTAGAAAAAGCTGCTAAACGTGCAGGTAAAGATGGTGATTATATTACTCATAGTGGTGATTATATCTTCTCAAGAACAGAAATGGTTCTTGCTAAACCTGAGCAGAAAATAGTTCATACATTATTAGAGTCTGATACACAGACTACACAAACACCTGTAAATCAGGGGGTTACAGCTGATAAAGTTGTAGAGACAGCCGATGAATTTATAGTATAAATAAATTCTTTATAATACTTGTGTATTATAAATAAATTGTTTATATTTGCTTGTGTGATATTAGAGATAACAGATCTTAAATAATTTGTTGTTAATACAATCTAATTAAAAACCAAGCAAATGTGTGTAAGTAAGGGGGAACCAAAAGTTTCCCCTTATTTTTTCTAGTAATGTTTAAACTCTGCGTAATGGGACATATGAAATCTATTGAGCAAATGGTTCGAGACGGATCGTTTGACTCTGAGTTTATGCCTTCTTATAAAAAGGCAATTGATAAAGATCAAAACACATTTATATTTGCAGGACAAAGGTACAATATAGAATACGGGAGAGCCGTAGTTAACTTTGTTATAAAACACAAAAACATATGATTTATTATATAGGAAATAAAGGTTTATCAGCAGACATTAGTTGTTGTATTAATGCAACTACAGATTTTGCAGTTAGTTATCTAAAAGATAAAGAGGTATTAGGTGTCGATACAGAAACAGAAGGTATGGACTTTACTTCTAAGAAAATGATAATGTTCCAAATAGGTGATAAGACTCATCAATTTATATTTGATACAAGAGTAGCATCTATTGAACCTTTACGAGAAATATTAGAAAGCAAAAAGATCATTAAAATACTACATAATGCTAAATTTGATTATAAATTCATTAGGAAATGGGCTAATATAGAGCTAGTTAATGTTTATGATACATTTTTAACAGAAAGAGTGCTACATTGTGGTAAAAGAGGACCAAAATATGGGTTAAAAGACTTAGTTAAAAACTATTTTGATAAAGACTTGGACAAAGACACAAGAAATCAATTTGTTAAATTACAAGGACAACCTTATACTGATAAACAAATGCAGTATGGTGCTGAAGATGTAGAATATCTAATTGACATTAGATTAAAACAATTACCACAAATAGCAGATAAAAAATTAGAAGAGTTAGTTCAGCTTGAAAATATGGCTGTGCTAGCTTTCTCTGATATAGAATACAATGGATTAGATTTAGATCAAGAAGCATGGTTAAAACTTGACAATGAGAATGAAGGTAAGGCTAAAGAGTATTATCAAGATTTAGACGATGCAGTCTTACAAGATCCAAGATTAGAACCGTTTGTATTAAAATATGTTCAAGGAGATTTATTCACTGAACATGAAGAATTGAGGAAAGTTGGTGTGAATTGGGACTCACCTAAACAGGTACTAAGAGTCTTTAATAAGCTAATCCCTGAGTTAGAAAATGTTAATGGTAAAGAACTGTATAAGCATAGAAAATATGGCTTAGTTAGCAAGTACATACGATACAAAGAGTATATGAAGTTATGTACATCATACGGTAAACCATTCTTTAAATACTTTAAGAGTGATGGCAAGATTCACACTAACTTTCATCAAATATTGGATACAGGGCGTGTAAGCTCTAGTGATCCTAACATGCAACAAATTCCTGCAAACAATGACTTTAGAAATTGTTTCATAGCTCCTGAAGGCTGGTCGTTTGTAAGCTCTGACTACACTAGTCAAGAGTTAAACGTCATTGCTTTTGGTTCTAAAGATCCTGTTTGGATACAAGCACTAGAAG